GGACGTCCGCAGTCCGAACAGATTGTCCACGAAGCCTTGCAACCCGCAATACGGTTCACCAAGGACGAGTGTCTTGACCTGCCAGAAATGACCTATGTCATGCGTGACATACCGTTGACCCCGCAGCAAAAGACCTACTACGAAGAGATTCGTAAACAGATGTTGACTATTGCTGCCGGTGAAGAGATCACGGCGGTTAACGCAGCGGCAAGCCTGAACAAACTGCTCCAGTTGTCATGTGGCGCGGTCTACTCGGATAGTGGTGAGGTGGTTGCGTTCGATGCCAAGAACCGCATGAAGGCGCTACTGGAGGTCGTCGAGGAGGCGAGCCAGAAGGTAATCGTATTCGCTCCATATCGTCATGCTATTGAGATCATTGCTGAGGAATTAACTGCCAACAAAATCCCATGCGAGATCATCAACGGGGCTGTACCCGTAAACAAGCGCACGGAAATTTTCAAGAAGTTTCAAGAGGATAAGGACCCACGAGTGTTGGTCATCCAGCCGCAAGCCGCAGCACACGGCGTAACGCTACACGCTGCCAACGTGGTTGTCTGGTGGGGTCCGATAACGTCTATTGAGACTTATTTGCAAGCAAACGCCCGAGTCCACCGTGCGGGTCAGCATCACCCCTGTACGGTCGTGCATCTGCAAGGCAGTCCGGTTGAGCAACGCATCTACAAGATGCTGTCTCAGAAATTGGACGTACACACAAAGTTGGTCGAACTATATCGAAATTTTGTTGAAGAATCGCTTGACAGTGTAAAGTAGGAGAGCTAAATTCATAAACCCGTGAGGAGAATACTATGAGTGAAATGAACGCAGAAAAACTAGCAGAAGTTTATGTGAAGATACGGGAAGCCCGACGAGAACTCGCAAAGCAAGACGAGAAACTCAAAGAACAACTGGACGTACTTACCGAACAGTTGTTGGCGATTTGCAAGGACCAAGGGGCTACGACGATTCGTACTCAACACGGTACGATCTCGCGACGTATCAACAAACATTATTGGACTAGCGATTGGGATTCGTTCTTCAAGTTCATCAAAGAGAATGACGCCTTCTCGCTCATGCAGCACCGTATTAACAACAATAATATGGCGCAGTTTCTTGAAGAGAACCCAAACCTTCACCCGCCCGGTTTACAGGCAGACCTTAACCAGACAGTCGTTATTGTGAAACGCTAAGGAGCGCATATGAGCAACGAACTCGCAATGTTAGATTCAGGGTTACCGGAGTATCTGAAGACCCTGCAAGTTGACGCTACTACCAAAGCCCTCATGGGCGGCAGCGGTACTGGCTCGTCCATCAAGCGTATCTCCATCAAGGGTGGTGTATGGCGCATGGTGATCAACGGTAAGGAAGTCGCACAGAATGAAGATCGCCACATGAACGTGGTTATCGTCGCTGCTTCCCCGAAGGTGTCCCGTACGTACTACGCACAGCAGTATCAGGAAGGTGGCGAAGTTATTGCCCCGGATTGCTGGTCTGCCGATGGCGAAGTACCCGACCAAAAGGCCACGGCTCCGCAGTCAAAGCGTTGTCTTGATTGTCCGATGAACGTACCGGGATCGGGTCAGGGTAACAGCCGCGCTTGCCGTTATAGCCAGCGTATCGCTGTCGTTCTGGCGAACGATGTTGGCGGGGATGTGTTCCAGTTGACGCTTCCGTCTACGTCTATCTTCGGTGAAGGCGCAGCGGGTAAGTGGCCACTTCAGGCTTACGCTAAGTTCTTGGGCGGTAAGGGTATCCCGATCACGGCGGTCGTTACCGAAATGCGCTTTGATACTAACAGCGCTACGCCGAAGATTAACTTCAAGCCTGTAAGTTTCTTGGATGCGGCACAGCACCAGAAGGCCATTGATCAGGGCAACACGGACGCTGCCAAGAAAGCAATCACTATGACCGTAGCCGAGGTGGACAACGCCAAGCCGCGCTTGGCCGCTCCTAAAGCCGAACCTGCTGCGGCCGTTGTAGTTGAAGAAGTAACCGAACCTGTTAAGCGTACTTCCAAGAAAGCCGAAGAAGCCGATGCTGCCAAGCCTGATCTGTCCAAGATCCTCGCTGAGTGGGATGACTAATGGTTTCTCGTGGGTATTCCACGTTAACGGTACAGGCGATATACGACGCTAATCCGTTCTTGTTGGGTGTAAAACTCGCCAAGATCTGCGTGAAGCTGAATATCCCTGCCAAAGACGTAGCGGATTACCTTGGTGTAAGTCGGCCTACCGTGTACTCATGGTTCATTGGTAAGCACGAAGTTTCGGCTAAGCACATAGAACAGGTTCAAAAGCTAATAGATAAATTAGCTTAAGGTTAGATGGGCTAAGGTAGCTCCTGAAAAGGGTGTGCCGTCCACCCCTGCCCATTTATTTTTGACGGCTAAGAGGGCGGCTATGTTTTCACGTAAGGACTTTCTTGCCTTGGTCCTTCCATCTTTGGAAGAAGGTGAGTCCTACTGTACGGTTGGCATCAAGGAAGATGGAGAGGACAAGGATGTCCGCCAACGATTTGTACGTAGTATTGACGCGATTTCAGACCATGCAGATGAATTTGTAGATACCAAGTACAACGCATTTTTTGCGATGGCTAAGTACGGTGCGGAAGAACGCCGTACTACGAAGAATGCTATTGCTCTAAAGTCGTTTTACATTGATCTTGATTGTGGCCCCGGCAAACCCTTCTCGGATCTGAACGAAGGCTTGCTGGCTCTACGCGCTTTCTGCAAGGTTACTGGATTACCACGCCCCACGATTGTGAAGTCGGGTATGGGGGCTCACCTGTATTGGGTTTGTGATCAGGCATTACCACGCGAGAAGTGGACTACACACGCTGAGCGTCTTAAGGAACTCTGCGTACATCACAAGTTTGAAGTTGATCCGGTTGTTACTGGAGAGGCTGCGCGTATTCTGCGTATCCCCGGTACGTACCACGTTAAGGACCCGACCAATCCAATTCTGGTCGAGGTGCTACATGCGGCCCCGGAACTCACACTCGACGAGATAGAAAAACTTCTTGAGCCAAGTTTCGAAATTCTGGCGCAAGCGAACAAGCAGCAGTACAAGCGGGAACTAGACCCACTGACCCTATCGCTGATGGGGAACAAGGTCGCCAAGTTTAAAGACCTTCTGGTGCGATCACTGGAAGGTAAGGGCTGCGCTCAGATCGTACACATCTATAACAACCGTGCCGAACTTAGTTACGACATGTGGCGCGGTGGGTTGAGTATTGCCCAGAAGTGTTCCGACCGGGACAAGGCAATCCACGTTATCTCTCAAGGGCATCCGGGGTACTCGGCTGAAGCCACAGAGAAGATGGCCAACGGTACGAACGGCCCGTACACCTGCGAACGTTTCCGTATCCTAAATCCTACAGGCTGTGAAGGGTGTCCTCACAAGATTGCTACCCCTATTGCGCTTGCCGAACGGGTAGTGGAAGCCACACCGGAGCAGAGCGTAGTAACGGAAGTTGAGGAAGTAACCAAAGAACTCAAGCAGTACCACATCCCGAAGTTTCCGTTCCCCTTCTTCCGTGGCAAGAACGGCGGTGTCTATTACAAGACCACCAAGAAGAACAAAGCCGGTGACGAGGAGGAAACCGAAGAACTCCTGTACCAGCACGACTTTTACGTCGTGAAGCGCATGATTGATCCTGACCTGCTAGACACGCTTTTGTGTCGGCTGCATACCCCGCGAGACGGTGTGCGGGACTTCATCATGCCTAAAACTACGGTTGTTTCCAGAGACAAGTTCATGGCTATGGTGGCCGGGCAAGGAATAGTGCTGCTTGGCAAGAAGCAAGACATGCTGATGCAGTATGTGAAGGCTTGGGTTGACGAACTTATGAAACAGAAGGCAGAGAAGGCACACAAACAATTTGGTTGGACCGAAGACAACTCGTCGGTAATTATCGGTGACCGTGAGATCAAGGCTACGGAAGTTGTATATAGCCCTCCGTCTGCTCCGACTCTCCCACACATCCACTATTTTGAACCGAAGGGCGACTTCCAGAAGTGGAAGGAGATTATTAATCACTACGGCAAGCCGGGGCTTGAGGCTAGAGCGTTCGCGTTCTTCCTAGGATTCGGTACACCGCTGATGCGTTTCACCGGTCTGGACGGGTTCTTGGTCAATTTGGTTAGCCGTGACTCCGGTACGGGTAAGACCACGATCCTTCATGCGATCAACAGTATCTACGGGCGTCCGAAGGAACTGACGCTGGCTCCCAAGGATACATATAACTCCCGTATGAACCGCCTTGGTGTCATGCAGAACCTTGCCGTGACGATGGACGAAATTACCAACATGGCATCTGATCAGATGTCGCAACAGGTGTATGACGTTACATCGGGTCGCC